TCATCACCGGCATATGTTAGTTTAACATAGCTAACATAATCTTGTGGCATAGCTAATGCTAATGAAGGACCTAATTCAACTTCTATAGCTTTTACAGTTTTTAATATATCATAACTAAACTCTTGCAAACCTCTTTTAGCATGAAATATAACATCTGACTTTCTTACATTGTCTATTAATTTACCATCACCAACGTAACCAATCATAAAGCCATTAACAATATTTGCTAAAGAAGTATATCTGTAGTTACCAAGATTATCACCTTCGTAATACGTTTGTTCGCTTGTTGTACCTAATAATCCCATTTATATTAATTTTCTGTTCTTGTTTTAATAGCATCTTCTCTACTAGCAACTTGAGTTACTGATAAATCTTTTATTACAACACCAGCATATTTTAATATACCTAATATTAAATCAACTTCGCAGCTTGGATGTAACTCAAAGTCTGTAAAGTTACCAACAGTGTTATCAAAAGTTAAAGCACCTGTACTAGAATCTGTAGTATGACCCCAGTTAGGATCAGCTGGCACAGATATATAATCCATTTGTATAGTTGATAAACTACTAGGATTTACTGTTATAGTACTACCTGTTATGTAATATATAGGAAAAGTAGTTGAAGGAGTTGTTAATGGTGAAGATAATAAAAAAGTTAATTTAGACTTTTCTATTCTTTCAATATCTGTAGTTCTACTGTCTGCAGATACATTTATAATATTGTAAAATGTAGGTAAAGTTCCTACACCGCTGGTTAATGATATGCTTTCTGTAGCATAAAAAGGATCTATTTTATCCTGTATTTTTTTAGGTATATCAGCATAACCTTCGCCGCCTCTACCAGCGCTTTGAGTAGCTATAGCTCTATTGTATTCATAAAAAGCTTTATCAAGCAAGTCAAGCTGTACTTGAGAACCAATTTTATTAAACTCGCCAGGCGTTAAAAATCCTCTAGATTCTTTATTAAGTATTGATAATACTTTAGTGTATACTTTATCTACTGATATTGCCATTTTATATTTTATTATAATCACAGGCCCTAATTAAAGGGCCGTGATCATTAGTTGTTAGTTTACTCTTTTTTGTATTGATTTATAAACTTCAACACCTTCGTCAGTTTTAAGCCACGACGCAAACGCGCTATATGGATTTTCATCAAAAGGTACTTCCATTAATTTTCTACCTGTAGAAACCCAAGAAAAATTTCTTTGGTCTTGTGATAAACTAATTATATTAAGTTCTCTAGCTTTAATAGCTAAGTTTCTTAATACAACATTTTCATCATTTACAAGCTCTAAAAATAATACTGGATTTTGTCTAGCAAATAAATACAAATCTCTTTTTATTTCAGCAGAACTCATTTTACTAACAGCTGAACCTTTTTCAACTCTTAATATTGCTTCTGCTTGATCTATTTCAAGACTAACCGCTGTGTTTAAAGCTTCCATTTCAGTTTCGATACTAAATAAATCTTCTTTAGCTTCTTTAACTTGATCTCTTTCAGCATAAACTATATCTTTTTTAGGGTGATATAGTGATAAAAACTTTTGAAGTGGCTGATTTGTTCTTGGAACATATAATACACCTTCTTCAAAAACAATATGCTCTAATATAGCGTTTTTGTCTTGTTCGTCTACAAATATAGAGTTTTGATTACTAGCGTAACGCATTTCTCTATTATAACCTAATTCTTCATCAAACCATAATAAAGGTTTTCTAGGTGTAGACTTTGATTGTAATACATAAGTTAGAGGCTCGCCTCTACCTTTTAAGTAATACATTCTGTCTTTCATCTCCCATTTAGGAGCTTTAGGCTCTTGAGCCTGAACTTGTACTGGCTCTTCCACCAATACTTCTTTTTTCTTTTTTGCCATGATATAATATAATTAAATAGTTAAAAATAAACCTAAAGGCGCCATAAAGACGCCTTTGGTTTAAGGTTTAAGCTAATTACGAGTCGTGAGTAATCTCTACATTAGTGATGTCAGCATCACAAAATACAGAGTTGTCTTGATCTGCAATTACAATAAAACCGCTGTTATCATCAAAAGTTGCAGCGTTAATAGCTCTGCTTATTGATTCGATAACTTTCTTGTGTGTTCCAGAAGTGATTGTTAAATCAACTTTATCAACCTCAGTAGTAGCACCATCTCCTGTTACAGAAGATACAAATAACATCTGTAAAGAAGTAGCATCTGAAGCTGGAATACTGTAGCCTCTAAAAGATTCAACTGGATAACAAGCCATTTCAGATGCAGCATTTAAGCCGTCACCTTGCGTAAAATATAAAAATTTATTCATTTTTTTTTAATTTTAGTTGTTAATAATTTGTTTTCCTACTATGATTCTTTTAATAGAACAAAGTTGTTAGCACCTTGTACAATTACACATCTTTCAGATAAGTAATGTATATCCATTAAATCATCACCAGATGTAGCAGCACCAACAGAACCAGTTACCCAAGTCTTCATTCTTCTGTCATCAGTTTGAGAAGCTCTATATCTTACGTGTAAGAAAGGTCTCTTGATGTTTTTACCAAGTACTTGATCATAAACGCTAGATGTACCAGCAGGTACTAATAATCCAGAGATATCTCCAAAACCACCTCTACCAGCAGCATCATTTAAGTATTTCCAGTCAGACTTGTAGAAGTCATAAGAACCTCTTCTAAATCCAGAGAAACCTAAATTAAGCGCCATATCAGCAGAATTTTCAAATACTCCGAAAGAAGCACCACCTTGATAGTTAGCATTTAATCCAGCAACCATATCATCTAAAGTAAGAGCTAAATTTCTGTTAACAAATAACATGTTTTCTTCAATAGCACCTTGCTTATCAAGATTTTTAAGTACTAAATCAAAGTCAGCTAAACTAGCTAAATCTTCAAATACATTACCTCTTGCAGTAACTGCAGCAAATACTCCTTGAGAACCGTTAATATTACTTTCTCCAGAAGCACCTGATCCAGCAGCTGTTAATTCAGCTTCAATCATTGCAAGTTCTAAGTAATCTTCAAATCTCATTCTAGTTTCGCTAGCAGACTTCATATACCAAGAGTATCCTGTTTGTCCAGCTTCATCAGTAGTTTCAACCCATCCGATTTGAGCAGTGTCAGAACCGTCAATTTGGAAATGATCTTTAATGATCATTGGTCTGTTGTTATACTGTTGGAACTCAGGCTTAAGCTCACCTGACATAGATGAAGAACCTTTAGCAAATTCAGAACCGTATACAAAGATGTTTACAGCTTCGCTATCACTAAATACTGTAGTAGTAGCTAAATCTGCTTGAGTATAAGGCTCAACTGAAATAGTGTGACTAGATGAACCAGAAGAATCAGCACTACCATCAGAAGTACCGAAAGATACAGCTCTTACATAACATTTTACTGTTTTAAGACCAGTAGCAGCATCAGTAACGATAATAGTATTACCAACTCTAATTGAACAGTTTAACTGCTCTCCAATTTCAATAGTACCACCGTTAGAATCAGCATCACCAACTCTTACGTGTTTTCCAGTTGTACTAGAGTTTTTGTAAGCAACGTGTAGTCTGTTTTGCTCAGACCAAATTACTTGATCAGATTGCATTGGCATTTCAGCACCAACCATCTGTAAAAATCCACTAAGAGTACGGTTTCCGTATCTTTCAACTTCTTGCTCGTACAACTCAGGTAGATATTGTTGTGCCCAACCTGCAGTACTAGAGCTAGTAAAATCGATATAGTTTTGATCACTAACAACTGGAGTAGGGCTTGGTGTTAACGAGAACGAACCCGCTAAACCTAAAGACGTATTAAATCCCATTTTGTTTTAATTTTAAGTTATTATTTATTTCTAATTTTAAATTTTAACCCAGAACTACTTTCTCCACTTAAAGCTCTAACTTTAAAACCTCCAGCATTTACAACAGGTGTAGTTGATCTTGGAGACATATCAATGTTTTTAGCTTTCATTGTAGTCTCTTTTATAGCGTCAGCTTTACCTTGTTCGTAAAAATGCTTTACAATTTTATCGATATTTCTTGCAGCGTATAAAGCTTTGTGATAACCCCTTGCATCTTTCATCATATTTTTATCGTCAACGTACTCCGATACGAAATTTAAAATATCACTCTGATACTTTTTAGTGCCTTCAATATCATTAACTTTAAACCTATACGTCTTTTCGCCCACGTTGAAATCAAAACCTTTGAAATTTTGGTTGAAAACATTGTTGGTTTGTTTTAAAAAATGATCAGCACTAGCTTTTTGAGCTTTAACCACAGCTTGCTGTTCTTGGTTATATTTATTGTAAAAACTAATAGCCTCTTGTTGTTCTTTAGTTAACTTAGAACCTAACTTAAGTTCTTTGTAATATTGATCTTTAAGTCCAACTAAATGTTTTTTAGCTTTTGCAATTTCTTCTTTGAAAGCCAATTTTTTCTTTTTAATATCTCTTGGCTCATCAAGTTCCTCATCAAACTGAAATGTATCTTCAATTAAGAAGTTTATTTCTTCCATGTTTAAATGAGGTTTAGTCGTTTTATAATATTCTAATAGTAAAGTATTATTGTCTACATTAGAATAATCAGCATTTAACCTTACATAGTCTTCTAAACTACCACCTGTTTCTTCCATAAAATCTACTAAACTTTGTAAATTTTCTGGTACAACAACTTCTGGTTTTTCAACTACAGGTTGCTCTGCTACCACTGGCTCTTCAATTTCTTGAGGCTCAGTTATATTTTCTTCTTGTGTTACTTCTTCAAGAACTACTTCTTCTTCTTGCGTTTCACTCTGCTCGGCAACTTCTTCAATTTGCTCTTCTTTGTTTTCTTCAGGAACTTCTTCGCTAACGTTGGATTCGTCGCGAACAAGTACCTCATCTGTGCTTTGCTCTTCAGTGGACTCATTTTGTTCTTGAAATTGTTTTAATTTTCCTAAATCTAATTTTACTGTACCGTCTTTTGTAACTTCTTTATAAGATACTTCTTCTTTAACAGGTTCAGCTTGTTGTTCAACAGGCTCTTGCGCTTCTACCTCTTGAATAACTTCTTCTTGTTTTTCAGTGTTTTCCATGATATAATATTATATAATTAGTAAATTACCTAGGTTCAAATTGTTCTAGGCCAAAACCTTCTAAATTATCAAACCCTGCAGATTCAAAATTTTTAGGTCCTGTGTCTTTTTTTCTTTGATCAATTAACTCGCTTTGTTGAGTTGCTTGTATCTTAGTTCTTTCGTCTTTACGATCTTCTTTTTGTTTTTCTCTTTGTTTAATATTTTCAACTTCAGCATTTCTCAACTGCATATTAAAATTAAACTCTAACTCCATTAACTCTTTTTTAATAGCAGCTTCTTTTTCCATTTTTTGAATATCAAACTGTGATTGAGCTTGTGCTATTTGTACTTTTGACTCAGCAGCTATTTGTTGCTTTTGAGATTCAGCTTGTGCAGCTACTTGTTGAGCTTGAGCATTTGCTTGAGCTTGAGCTTGAATATTAGCTTGTGCAGCTTTTTGATCTGCTTTTTGCTTTTTCTTTCTACGTATTTTTAATAACTGATTAGCTAGTTTTAAATTTTTAACTTCACGTATATCTATAGCGTCTTCTAAATTTATTTGTTGAGACTGTAAAGCTATTTGTATATTATTTTCTAGCATTTGTTTTTCTTCTTCATCAGGTGCTAACTCTAAAAATATACCAAAATCGTGTAAGTGTAATCCAGATATTTCTTCTAGCGTACCAACGTTAAACTTACCTATAGACTTTATAAATGAATCTTTGGTTGGCGAATACTCTAACACATCAGATATTCTCATTGATATACACTCAGCCATAGATAATGTTAAAAATAAGCTAGACTGTAATATGTGTCTTGTTGCTGTGTTACTATTAGCAGCTGCAAGCTTTTGCAAACCAACTAAAGCGTTTTTATCTGGTTGACTACCATCTCTAGCTTCATTTAAACCGGTTACGTCTCTTATCATTTGTAAATAATAATTATACGTATTTATTAATGAAGATATTTTATTATTACCAGCTCCAGTTCTAAGCTCTGATATAGGTACACTACCTCTGTTAAAGTCACCATCTTGTGTCATTGATCTACCAATAACAGAACCAGTTTGAAAATACATATTTAAAGCTTCTTGCGGATTATAATTTGTACCGTTACCTAAATCTATTTCAGCAAGCCCATCAGCATCAAGATAAACACCATCTGGCACCATGCGAGACATTACTTGTTGTAGCTTTAAATGCGTTAACTGTATCATATCTGCAAAACCTGTAACACGGCTAACTAATGATTCTATTCTACCTTGATATATTCTAGGAGCAACAATAGCATAACTCATTACAGCCTTAGTAGTATCAGCTTTAGGTCGCATCATGTTTTTCTTCAACTCCCACTTTAATATTCTATCGCCGCTACCTAAAACTTTTACACCTTGATATATAACTTCTATTACTCTATCAACTCTTTCAAACTCTTCATTTTGTGGTGGATTAAAATCATCGCTTTTTTCTAATGCTTTTTTACCACCAGTATTTGTGTTTTTAATTTTAAAAACTTGATTCATATAAGTTTTATATTCAAAATACAAAACTCTAATCACATTGTTATCTTCAGATTTACTTCTATAATTAGAACTATTATTATAACCACCACCATAATAACCAGTGTATTGCTCTAGTTCTTCATCAGTTATTTCCGGAAACTCTTTTTTTAATTCATTAGCGTAAACATCTTTTACTTCACCTACATAATATATATCATCAAAATAAGGTGACTCAGTTGGTGAGTATACTAAATCAGCAGG